TACCATGTTTCGTTATGGCGCACCTTCAACTTCTGCCATTGAGGCATTAACTGAAGGCACTGCACCTAGCGGAACTCGCGCTCTCTCTATGGCAAAAGTAGAGAAAGCATTATCACAACGCGGACAAGTCATTCAGTTGACTGATATTCTGACGGCTACTGATTTATTCAATAGCCTTTCGCAGAGCATCAAGACTAATGGACAGGATGCCGCGCTAGACATGGATACCATCACCCGCAACACGATTGTGGGATCAAACGTGGCAGGAGACGCCATGGAAAACACCTATTCCACCTACGTTCTGGATAACAGCGACGAACTCGTTGAGTTGTATGCTGACGGAACGAAGGAGACATGGGCTTCGGGTTCCGGCTCTGCCGAGTACACCACGTTTGAGGCAACCACGGGGGCAGATACCCTGCTTGATGCTGCGGCTGTCCTGAACGCTGTTACTCAACTGAAGGTGAACCGCGCACAACCCGCCAGAGGCGGAATGTATGTTGCAGCGGCCAGCCCACAGGTGATTAGTGACATCATGGTGGATACTACCTGGGTAAACGCTGCACAATACAGTAATGTTGAGGACTTGTATAAAGGTGAAGTTGGCTCCCTCTACGGGGCGAAGTTCATTATGACCACAAATCCGTTCATCACTGGTGACACACTTGGCACTGACGGTGACAGGTTTGTTTATGATGCGTCTGGTGGAGGCGGTACTGCCGCAACCAACGACATTCATGCAACACCATTCCTCGGCTCCGAGGCTTACGGTTGTCCTGACTTATCAAGTCAGTCTCCGTTCAGCCCCAAGGTTGAGATTGTTGACACGGCTGACAAATCCGATCCGCTAAACCAACTAACGACTTGTTCATTCAAGACGTTCTGGACTGCGTTGCGACTGAATCCGAATTACTACGTTGTTATGCGTAGCAAGACGGCTTCCACTGCCTAACAGCTAATCAAGTTATGAAACCTAAAGGTGGAGTAACCCTTATAATTGCCGTGGGAGGGGGGAAACCCCCTCACCACGGTCGTTCCAATAAAGACGAGGAGGGTTGTGAAATGATTAAAGTACCATTGACCGCACTGGCTGCGGGTTCAGAGGAGGGCGAGGATTTATCACCTGAAGTGGGTGATTCGGTTGTCCTTGAAAATGTTGAAGGGGAACTGGTTGGCCTTGATGGCGACCACGCCCATGTTGACTTGAAAACGGCTAACGGCGAACCACTGGAATATGTGGAGCATGACGACAAGGAGATCGAGAAGGATTCCGAGGAGGATGTGCTTCGCGCCATGGCCGCAGAGAAGGACGAAGAAGAGGGCTATTAAATGCCAATCTATTCCTTTGTCTCTGAAGGCGGGGAGGTTGTGGAGGATATTGTTCCATCCAAGACCACCCGTATAACCCGTGATGGGGTGGACTATAAACGGTGCATCGCCAACGAGGGTTTTACTGTCGCCAATCAAGTAAAGATACCTTCCCAAGCTGAACAAGTTAAGGGCGGTTACTATAAACTGGAGCAACAAGAAGGCTCCAGGTTTATGAGGCAATCACAATTTACCACAAAACAAATTAAGAAAGCATGGGGGTTTTAAATGGCTAACAAGAAAATTACCGCATTAACCGCCCTAACAAGCGCGGCAGATGACGATGTATTGGCGATTGTTGATGCAAGTGAGACTTCTGTTTCCTCCACAGGCGAGACAAAGAAGATAACTAAAGCCAATCTGGTGTCAGGGTTAGGGTCAGTCACCAGCGTGGATGTTTCCGGTGGATCAACAGGCTTAACGACGAGTGGTGGGCCAGTAACTTCCACTGGAACAATTACTGTTGCCGGAACACTGGCTGAAGGGAGTGGTGGAACAAACCAGACTACCTATGCCAAGGGAGATATACTTTTTTCGGATGCCACCAACTCCTTGGACAAGTTGGGCATCGGCGGCACAGGAGAAGTGCTGAAGACTTCTTCAGGGGGAATCCCTGAATGGGGTTCTGTTTCCGGTTCTGGAACCGTGACAAGTGTTGCGGTAGCCGGAACAGACGGGATTGACGTTGACTCTGGTTCTCCGATTACTGGTGCAGGAACTATCACTCTCGGACTTTCAGGGATAGCCAACGCTGCCTTGACCAACTCATCGGTGAGTTACGGTGGGGTCAGTGTTGCTTTGGGTGCGTCTAATGCAACACCAGCCTTTGATCTGGCTGACGCAACGAACTACGAAGGCACTGCTGTAAAGTCTACCGGAGAATCTGGTGGAACTAAATTTTTAAGGGAAGACGGTGATGGCTCTTGTTCGTGGCAGGCAGTTTCAGTTACTTCAGATTTGGTCACGTTCAGCCCAAGCGGAACAGGAGCCACCGACCGCACCGTGCAAGCCAAGCTGCGCGATGTTGTTTGCGTTAAGGATTTTGGTGCAACGGGAGATGGGTCAACTGACGATGCGTCTGCCATTCAAGCGGCGATTGATGCGGTGGAGGCAGCGGGCGGTGGTACAGTTCACGTTCCGGCAGGAACCTACAAGGTCGGCACTCGGCTCGTAATCAATACAACGCTGGTTGCTATTGTGGGCGAGGGTCGTTGGCAAAGCATCCTGAAGGCATCGGGCACACTTACGAGCCTACTGCATATCGGCGTGACCGACGCTTCCTCCTCTCAAATTCAGGCAGAAGTTTCAAACATCCAGCTACACGGGAACAGCACGTGCACCGACGCCGTGCTGAAGTTGTGGTGTCCGACCCGTTGCTTTGTGAATCATGTCCATATTCGTAGCGGGGCAAACTACGGATTAAAGTCAGACACGCACACTGGGTCGGCAGATACCCAAGCGTGGGCTAACAATTATCTCGATATTAAGACCGAGGCAAACGGCGGCAGCGGATTTTACTTCGTAGGGGAAAAGGATAGTCAGTTCGACAACCTCCACGCTTACGATAACGGAGGCGATGGCTTCTTTTGGGGTGGCACACACCTAGACCCCAGCGGGACTAGCCTGTTCGAGACAACCACCTGTATGATTGGCTCCTGCCTTTCACGCGACAACACGGGCAACGGCTTCGTGATGGACGCGGTGGAGAAATTCTCGATTGGCCAACTGGAAAGTACGATTAACGGCGCGTATGGGTTGAAGTTCCTTACGAGCAACACCACTGCTACTTCCATTGGACAAAATAGTATCCAGTGCGGCTCATTCATCTCACGCAATGACTCATCCGGAGGCTTGCGGATGGCTGATAGCTCAAAAGTTATATCCACTAACTTCGGCAGCGTGGTTGTACGCGGCCCGACAATGACCGCGGGTGCTATGGGGATATATTTGGCTGGGACAGATGCAATATCAATCGACTCGATTTACGTTGTCAACGTTCCCGGCACAGCTCTGCTAGTCGATAGTGGCACTCCGCTTGGCGGGAGTTCAACCCCTTGCACTAATATGCAGTTCGGTAAAGTTTACCTTAACTCAAACGGTGCGTCGGGGCAAACAAGCCACGGCTTATCAGTTGGCGATGGCTCGCAAGTTTCCATTGGTATAATGACTACCAATAACTCGTTCACTGACACTGGAACTACGAACTACGAAATAAACGCCTACAACTCTGCTGATATTAGATTCTCTGGTGGAGTGGATATTGATGCGGCTCACATAGACCATGCGATTAACGGCAATAATATAAACTTTGGGGGAGCGTTGAGTCTGGCGAATGCAACACCGTACATGGCACTGCGAGACAGCACCATCACTAACCCCACCGTTCTGACTAGCTACGCTGCACTCTACATCGACTCCGCCGATGGCGACCTCAAGGTAAAATTCGGTGACGATGTTGTGAAATCGTTGACTACCCTCCCTGCTGAAATCGGAATGGCTTGTTCAGATGAGACAACCGCACTCACTACTGGAACAGCAAAGGCAACCTTTAGAATGCCCCACGCGATGACCTTAACTGCTGTTAGGGCAAGTGTAACAACCGCTCCGGTTGGGTCGGTTCTAACCGTAGACATCAATGAGGGAGGTTCCACTATTCTTTCAACAAAAATTACGATTGATGCCAGTGAGAAGACATCAACCACAGCGGCTACTCCCCCTGTAATCAGCGATTCTGCTCTGGCAGATGATGCGGAAATCACGGTGGATATTGATACAGTTGGCTCCTCCACAGCCGGAACGGGCTTAAAGATTTGGTTAATTGGAACTAGAGCGTGAGTTATGTCCTAAATCCATATAGGTTTGCAGCAGAAGACGCAGAGTTTATGACTGCCGAAGGCGGCACAGTAACCACTCTCGGTGATTACAAGCTGCACACTTTTACAGGAGACGGCGGGTTTGCAATCACTAACGCAGGAACGGCAAGTGGCAGCAATACCTTTGACTATGCGGTTTACGGTG